CATACACAAAAAAAAGGAGCCCGCAAAGGCTCCTCCACTTGTTCCCGGCTTGGGGACTGTATCAGGTGTAGATCAGGTCGAACTCAGCGTTAGCAGCTGAGTCTGGGACGCAGGTGTACGGAATCTCAAGCATCGCGATGCCATCAGAATCGCCGTAAGCGACATCACCAATATCAACCTTGCTAGAGGTGAATTGAACGATGTTTCCAGCGGTGCTGCCGTGCGTGAACTGCAGGTTGCCCAAAGCAGCGTCGTCATCAACAGCAGCGGCGAAATAATCCTTGGTCGCAATAGTCACTGCCTCGATGGAGACAGAACCAGAAGCCGCACGATCAGTAATCAGAACTTCCTTCGAACCACCAACCAGCTCGCGATAAGTGGTGGTGTTGCCCAGATCGAAGGAGAAGCTTTGCAGAGCGCCTGCGTAAGACAGCAGCTGGAAGCTGCTGGTGTTGCCATTCTTGAAGATCAGAGGATCATCTTGATTGGCATAAGTCGGCGTAGGCAGTGCCGTGTCGTCAGGCGCGTTGTAAATGCCAGTGAAGGTGAAGTCCAAGGTGGGGATTTCGCCAACATTGGCAGTCAGCGAAACGCTGCCACGGCAACCAGTCATCTTGTGACGGACGCCATCAATGTTGTAGTGGATGGTGACCGAAGAGAAGCTGGAGCTAACAGGGTCATAAGTGACGCTGGTGTTGGCAACAATGGTCTCAGCGAGACCACAAGCCTTCAAAGCTTTGCCGTACTGAGGAGCAGTTCCTGCAGTACCAGATCCAACAAGCTCAACGCTGAAAGTGCATTCAACGCGAGTATTTGCAAGCAGCTGTTGAGATGCACCCAGGTAAGGACGAATCAGATCACGGCTGACAACGTCACTGCTCTGAGGAGTGATGTTCAGATCCCTTACGAGCACGGCGTCGGCTCCGTCCGGGGTTGGATCCGTCCCGTACGTTGACTCCGTCTCGATCAGGATCAGGCGTTTGCGGAGTAGCAGTGCCATCGGATGTTTCCTGTGATGGTTGTGGTGGAAGCGTTCGCTCGATCAGCGTGCGTACGCCCGTTTCAGGATCAAGGAGGTAACTCCCGCCGTGACCACTGTGTTCATCCAACATGGTAAATGGAGAAGGTGGTTAGGTTCAGCGTATCTATAACTGCTTACTGAGTCAGATCGTCAACCTCTGAGCGATATCGAATCTCGTATTCGCAGAAAATCACACCAGCAGGTTGATCTGCTTCAAGTAACTGAAAACTAGTCTGAGCAGGCTGCACATCAATCGCATGGCCACCCAGAGTCAGGTCCGCCATGATCTTGGAATGCATGTCCTCAATCGTGTCATCAGCTGCTTGATCGGGAACAGTGGCTCGCTCAATGACAACAATTCGCACACGAAGAGTCCAGTCCAGCGTTGGCAAACTGGTGTTCTGCTCTGGCGTGTCACTAATGGGCTCAATGACAATTGCAGGCGATTCACCACGACTTAGCGGCTCAACCCTGCTTCTATAAATCCTTGTCCCGACCCCAGCCGTGCCGGTCAATGCTGTCTTGATCGCAGCAAGGATGTTCTCGCGCTTGGTAGTCATATGCCTAAGCCAGGGTCACGCTTATTCTGCACGATATAGAGAGCACGCTTGTAGAAGAACGAATCAGTCTTCCCTGATGCTTCCAGTGCTTCTTTCACTCGGACCCAGTTCTCGTAGGTCGTCTTGTCCACTAGTCACAAGCCATCCAGACATTCACACTCTCGTCAGTCCCAATAGCAGTGCAACGACATCTCACATAACGCACAACTTTGTGTGAATAACTGTGGCCATACGTCCCAGTCGATTCATGCGTCTTCTCATCACCAAGAGGGAACCAATTAGTCCCGTCAATGCTGCCTTCGTCCAGAGTCTTGATATTGGTGCCTGTAATCGTATGCGCGAAGGTGAATTTCGTGCCTGAGACCTCTACAGAATTAGTTGAAGTTGTAGTCGTGAGCGTACCCAACTCAACGATGTTGTCGCGACGACTAGCCCAACTGCCGTAGATACCAGACATCAGTCCTTCATCAACATCACACGCATAATTTTACCGTCGTCAAGCAGCATCGGTTCTCGCACCGTGTAATCCACGCTGTCAACAGTCATCGTGTCGCCACGAGCAACAGATGAAAAATCAGCTGTTTTTACCACAACTGCGTAGTCAGTCGTCAGCACGACTCCGTCAGCGATGATCTCGTTCGGCGACTCAAAGTATCCAACACCAGTGGTCGCACCAAAAACTACTGGCACCGTGAAGCCCGGCGTATCGAAAAAAGCGTCTAGGTCTTCGGTGAACGAAAGTGCCATGTAAAAAGCCCCCGCATTGCGGGGGCAATGAATCAAAAATCAGGCGTACTTCTTGCGTGCC